TTATTGATTCAAACAAACCCTTATCTTTTTTATCACCTGTAAATGGCATTATTGATTCAAACAAACCCTTATCTTTTTTATCACCTGTAAATGGCATTATTGATTCAAACAAACCCTTATCTTTTTTATCACCTGTAAATGATGTTACTATGTTTTTAGCAAAATCTCTAAATGTTGATGTCAAAGATTCCAATGTTCCACCTTCTCCAGTTGTAATCATTGGTTTATCTGATGGCTGTTTGCCAAAACCGAAAAATTCTTTTAATTTCTTGAAATCATCGCTTTCGGTTATTGTCGATTTTACATCAGTCATAGCTCTCTGTGATTCTGCCTTTAGATCAAGACCGGTTATTTCCTTTTTAGCTTCCGTAATTTTGTCGGAATGATCTTTCATTTCACTTTTCATCTTGTCTTGTATAAGTGGCATTAACTGTTCCATTCTCTTTCTTAATAATCTAGCTTTTATTTGAGCTGTATTTGGATCGCCAATAGACCTAAACATCATAGCAGAAAGAGTATTTGTAAAGGCATTGACAAAGGATGTGTATGGGAGGATAATATAAGGTTCTATATCGAAGCCCGTAACACCAAAACCACCACCCATAGTCCCAATACCAGCATAAGATGATGTATCTATTGATGTTACCAGTCCTGATTTAGCAAGATCAGAAAAATTTCTTAATCCAGCAAGTTGCCAATGCCAAGGTTCTTTAGTTGGCATGGGTAGATCAAGTCCAACAGCCTTCATGAATGGAGCTGCTTTTATACTGTCATTTGTATCAATATCAATGGCCATACCATATTCGTGATATGACTGACCAGGGGGAGCTGTTGGAGCCGTTCTTAAACCCCTTAGATAATCATTATACATTGCAGCCTGTTGTTCTGTTGTTCTTCTGGCTGACGTTATGCGTGGGAATCTACCATATTTTTCCCTAAACATGTCAAAAGCTTTTGCTACTTTAGTTCTAAATGGATCAACAAGCCCACTTAGTTGTGTAACTTCATTTATAGCATCACCCATTGGACCTAAATCGAATATGGTTTTTTCTTGTTTAGGGTTTAGTTTTAATATGTAAGTCTTTGTTTTTTCTCTAAGACTTTCAATGTTACTAACATTGGAATATAATGATTTTATTGCTCCCGATTGGTTATATGTATATTCTTTAAGAACTTTAACAAACTGCTCTGGTGCTGAACTATATAACTCAATTAGTCTATTCTCACCCATTGCTGCGGCCAAGAATAAATTAGTAGAATCAGCAGGAATACCAGCTTGCCTTAATGCCTTGGCTTTTTCAGAAATTCCATCTACAAAGATTTTTCTTTGTTCTTCATAGGACATACCAATCAAATCACGTGGTGTGAGATTAGGCCTTCCAGCTTGGATTAAAAAGTCTTGATCCATCTGGAAATAACCACCACGATAACCACTTGAATGCATTACATTTCTAGGTTTGCCACCACCTTCAGATTTGGCAAAAGTTTCTGGTAAATTTTCTTGTGATATTTCTCCTATTTGTGTCTTCTTATTAAATAATTTATCATAAAATAAATTAGCTATTTTTGGTCCAATAATACCACCTACAACACCACCAATAGCAGTCCCAATGCCAGGAGCAATTAAAGAGCCTAAAGAACCTAAAATAACCCTACCAGCCATACCACCAGTAAAACCACCAGCTATTCGTCCCAATAAACCACCAACAGCTTTCTCACCAACAGCAGACGCAGTTTTACCCATTGTTTCACCAATCACTTTCTCACCGACTTTAGATACAGTTTTTCCACCAATAATCCCACCAATTTTACCAAAAATCTCCGTACCCAGATATGTTCCAATACCAGACACAGTAGCTTCTTTTACATCACCAGTTACAGAATATGTTTGTGCAGCATCAATAACACCAGCTGTCTTCCCCATTTTTAATGCAGATGCTAATAAGGATATAGAAGAAACTGAAGCACTTTTCTTGTATTTGTCTGATTCTTCCCATTTCTTTTCAAGACCCAAAGTATCGCCAATAATGTCTTGCAAGATGTTTGTTGGTCTTTTCTCACTTATTTGTTGAGATTGTTTCAATATCTTAGGAAGTATAATAGAACCACCAATAGCACCAAGCACTAATGGAACAGCCTTCAATAAAAATGGTATTAACGACACAGTAAGAGAGGCGATTGACATTGGATCAAGTAACTCTTCTTTCTTCTCAGAAAGTTTTGATACTATTGACTTTTTCTTATTATCATCAGATGGCTTGAAAGTGTTTTTTATTGATTCAAAAAACGTCTTCTTTACATCTGGTAATTCTTTTTTCTTACCTGTTGCAATCTTTTTTAAGACATCAACTCGCTTCTTTTCACTCTTTTCGAATATCGCTTCTCTTTTCTTACCTGTTGCAATCTTTTTTAAGATATCAACTCGCTTCTTTTCACTCTTTTCGAATATCGCTTCTCTTTTCTTACTTGAAAGAACATTGAGAATCCTTCTTAGAATACTGGTTTGTTCTTTTTCCTCCTTAATGCGCGATTTATTAAAGAATAAATTCTTTAATGGAATGAAAATTTTCTTAGATATACTGAAAATATCCTTAAATAAATTCCAACCAAATCTAAACAATGCCTTTCCTAAATCAACAACTTCATTGAGTTCACCAAGAACATCTGTTATATGACGCGATAAAATACCAGTTATTCTCTGCCATCCATCACGGAATGTAGCAAACAATCTGGTATTAAGGAATAAATTCCATGTCTTAGCAAAAGGCTTGAAGAATTGTGTGTTTAGTAATTTTCTATCTATCTTATATTTGTCTTTAGTGAGTTTTTCAAATGATTTTAATTCATCTTTAACTTTCTTCTTAACAGCAGTTCTTTCTGTTTTAACATCAGATGGTTCCGTCTTTCTTTTAGCTGAAGGCATGGATTTTTTATACATCTCAGCAAGTTTTGTCATGCTGGATGTCATCTCTTCCATTGCCTTTGTCATGTTTCTTAGACTTGCTGGATCAATGTTTACAGCTCCTGCCATTATCTATACCTACCATATAGTAGTTTTTCCTGTTTTGCAGCGTGTTTCAAATTTTCAGTCTTTGTCTTCATATCTCTGATTACCAAATTCAACAATGCTTCACGTTCAAAGTCTGGTAATAAATTACTTTCCTCTATACTTATATTAGCCTTAGATGCCAAATAATATTGTTCTTCTGTGATAACCTGAAGATTACTACCTGCCGTTATCAAATATATTAGTAAAAAAAATTGTCAAGTGGTATCTCCCTAACCGATTCTTCATCACAGTGCTCGCATTTAATCTTCATTGTAAAGTCCAATCCATAGTCTTTAGATTCAAACCAATTAACAATCTTACTCATTTCATCTTGTGTTAGATTATCCAATAGATATATGGCATCTTTAGTGCTTATCTCTTGTTCACCTTCTGGAATGATTACTGATTTGATACATACAGCATTCATAATAGTTGATAACATTATCGTTTTCTGAATATCTGTAAGCTCACTTTCATTTGTCATATCTTTCAACATATAAAGAGCTTTAAGTTGTGCATTTCTAGTAAGAAGATCAAGTCTTACAGATAATTTATCATTTATCTGAACAACATTCCAATCATCAACAGAGTTACTATCCTCTTCTACAAATGTAATTACTGGTTTTTTACCTTTTTTATTGGGTGGTTGTGTCTTCTTCTTTACTATTCCTTTATCCAATTTTTTAAGTGGTAAATCACCAAGATTTATGCTATGCATTGTTTGTGAATCACACTTTGGACATTTGGTCTGAAAGGTATAGTGACTACCTTTAGTAGCCCTTCTAATCTCAACAAGAAGATAAAATCTATCCTGTAAATATAGTGATTTAACATCAAAATTTTCTGGATAAATAACACACTCATTGATTAAATCATCAAGAGCCTCCTCAATAGTGTCCGTGTCATCTGCTGTTTCATATAACAACAATTTCTTTATCTGCCCCGTTGTTATGGGTTTATATTTTACAATACTTCCATCTGATGGTAATTCCGATTCAAATACATACATGTTTAAATACCTCTTGAAATCTGACATTTTTACCTCCTATAGTGTTTTTATTTGTATAACGAGAAAAATGATCTTACACCACGTTTAAGTAGTGAAGTTAATGCTCCTGGCTCTCTTTCTGTTACAGTATGATATTGATATGTAAACGTTATATCTACTGTAGCTACATCATTATTAGCATAATCCAACTGAACCTGACCTATAGTCTTAGGCCAAGCTCCATATAATTTGTAAACACAAACCGTTTCCCCATTGTCATATCCCAATAAATGAACTTCTGGATTTGTCATATAAATAACCGGTTGGCCATAACAGTTAGTTTCTGGATCATGGATAATTTTTTGCCATTCATAGAATTTTCTTAATAAAACACCCTCTTTATCTACATTATACGTAACTGTCCACTCTGTAAATCCTTGTTTTCCAGCTAATTTATAATCATGACCCATCCAACTTGTAGATATCTCTTCAAATGTTGATTCTGGTAAACTACTTGCTCTTACATAAAACTCTAATCTTGGAACACCACCATGAGTATTAAGAATACTTAGAGTTGAAGTGCTAGCGGTCAAAGCGGTATTTGCAATGTTATTGAGGCTTAATATATCATCAAATCCACCAGCCATTGCTTTCTGTAATGTTGCATTAGCAACATTTCCCCATCCGGGAAAAACCATATTGACGTAAAAATTAAATTGTTTAGCAGCACCCGTAAACGATGTTTTATAGGTATTGATATCCATTTGCACTTTCATGTTATTTTACCTACCAAAGCATTTACACCGGCCTTTACTAATTTTGTCAATCCAGATGGTGTTTCTTTCTCATAGGTGAAGTAGTGAAACGAGAACGTAACATCAACTGTGAGAATAGCATTTGTTGAATAATCTAAATTTATATTACCGATACTCTTGGGCCAGCAATCATAAAAGGTATATTTACCAAAAGTGTTTCCTTGATAATCAACTAAGAATATATTTTGTGTTCTAATCTTTGTCCCAAGAAAATTATGATCATCAAATGAATTTATAATAAGATTTTGCCAATTATACAATTTATCTAAGATTTGACCTTCATCATCTACATTCAATGTTACAGACCAGTTACCATATGTCTTATTTCCAGGCAATTTATAACTGGTGCCCTGTAGTGGTATTGTCTTTTCATCAATACTCGATTCTGGTAATGATGTTGCCTTAACAAGATATGGAAACAAATTTTTATTAGCTCCGAAACCGAATGTAGATAGAACATTTGAAGCAATTTGTTCTAACATACCTGATGATGATTTATTACCCGGTATATCAAATAATACAAAAAACAGATATTGGCGTGCACCACCTTTGAATATAGACCTATATGACTCAATATCTAATAAAACTTTTGCCATATTATTTCTCCATAATTAAAAAGGTCTAAAGAGTGGAGATCCATCCCTTTAGACCTTTACGATCCGTTGAAGTCTAAAACTTCAAGTGGGCTATGTATTTGTTCACAATATATTTATCATGCAAAACTTACACTAGCACCATATTTTGTTTTATCAATTACATGATATAGATAAGTAAACGTGACATCAAATTGCACAACATCATTAGTGCTGTAATCCAATGTTGCTGTAGCTATTGTCTTAGGCCAAGCCCCGACTAATTTATACTTTAGAATTGGCTTACTATCTAAATCAAGTAATTCAAGTTGCTGGTCAGCAAAATATACGCTTGGAGCACTATATATATTCGTTGTTGGATCATGAATTAAAGCTGCCCAATTATGAAACATTTGTTGGATTGCCGCATCCCTGTCAACATTGAATGTTACAGTCCAATCAGTATATGTATATTTACCAGCCATCTTGAAATCAAAGCCATGCCAGTTTGTTACAATTTCATCAGAACTCGTTTCGGGCAAGCTTGTTGACCTTACAAGATAAGTGGCCTTTTCAGTATCACCACCAACGGCAGATGGGAAATTAGGCTTAAAGTAGAACAAGTAAGCCCTTGCACCACCTTGAAAATTAGCCCTATATGAATCAATATCAAATTTTGGCATGTATAATAAACCTCCCGTTATTATTTATCAAGCACCAGCGCCCATGATCTCACTAAATGAAGCGCCTGTCTTAGTAGCTACAAAGTTGAGTACGATAAATTCAGCTGCCCTGGTGGGTTTAATGTAAATATCACACCAAAGCTCGTTTCTATCAATTCTTTCAGGTGTATTATTTGTTTCGTCACAAACGATAGCGTAATCATAAATACCCCTTCTACTTCTTACATCTCTCAAGAATGGATCAATCATATTGACAAGAAGTAGCCTTGTTAAATCATCATTTGGTTCAAACAGGAAGTATTTTGCAGCTGTAGCGATAGCTTTCTCAAGAACAATGAATAGCCTACGAACGTTTACTCTATTGAAAGCTGACTCTTTATTGAGTAATGTCTTTTGACCCCAAATGGATTTCCCTTGCCCAGCGAAACTGACGATTGGGTTGATACCATTCTTGTATAGAATATCACGTTCACCTTTAGTTGGATTCCAAGCCAACCTGCGAACGTTACCAAGTATTGCCCTATTAAGGCCAGCTGGAGCAAACCAAGGATCAGAAACATCATCAGTATTAGCATATACACCAGCTACATGGCCGGAAGCTGGAATCCAACGATACCTACCATTCCATTTGTCATATACTTCAAGCCAATTACCATAGAGTGCAGCATAGCTGGTGTTTAGATTTA